TGAACTCCAAAAAGAACTCGCGAAACGTGCCTTCTTCGCGATCCTTTTCGACGATGATTTTTGCCGGTATCATTCCAGCGGTTGACTTGCCTTCCTCTGCGGCCCGCTCCATTTCGATATTCCGCCAGACGACAAGCACGTTGTCGGCGTTGTCGCGGATGTGCCCGCTGCCCTTGATGTCGTGTCCCTGTGGTGCGTCTGCGCCGGGAGATTTGCGAGGGTGCGCGATTAGGTGAACATGCACGCCTGTTGCCCGGCTGTATTCGGCGAGGTCAGTCACGAATTTGTTTTGCGCTGGGTAATCCTCCTCCAGTCCTTCCACGCGCATGAGTGAGTCAATGACGAGGTGCGCGATGCCGTAGCGCGCGTGCGCGTAGTTGATCATCTCGAAAAGCACGTCGCGGGAAATGCCGCCCGCCTTGTCACAGAATAGAAGATGCTTCGCCATTGCTTGCGCCATTTTCTTTGCGTCCCCTTCGTTTGCTACTCTCGCGCCGAGCGCGATGATAATCCGGCGAAGAACTTTCGCGGGCGTCATTTCCGGGCTGATTATGAGCGACGGCCTTTTCGTCTGCATCGCGAGGTGAATCATCGCGTAGTTCACCACGCTGCTTTTGCCGTGTCCGCTTGTGCCAGTCCAAACGGTAAGCTCGCCGGGGCGGAAGTGGAACGATAGCGCACAGTCCCGATGATGAACGGTCTGCGGGATCGTGTGCCCGAGCATTTCCTCGGTGCGAAAGAACTCCCGCGCACACGCTTCGCCGAAATGCCCTGCGTCGTACAGGTGCGCGACGGTCGGATATTCGGATGAATCAAGCCAGCGCCGCGCGTCGTATGCCGTGACGTGCTGTTTCAACGCGTCGTTCGCGTCCTTGTGCGGGAATTTCACCACGCGCACGCGATGCTTTCCGAGTCGTGAGATTGCCGTTGCAAGTGCGGCCTCGGTCTTTCCGTCGTTGTCGAAGCTCAGATAGATCGTTTTGAACGGTTCCAAGTTGTCCCATTCAAAATCGATCCACGTTTGCCCGCTTCCGTTCGGGATGCTGAGTGCGGGGATTCCCCATTGCGCCCACGTCATCGCGTCAATCTGGCCTTCGCAGATCAGGATTTCGCGGGCTTTGTAATTCTCCGGCGTGAGTGACTGCCAACCCCAAAGCGAGGGCGCTGCGTCCTTGTCCTGCCACACCTTCTTGCGGCCCTTGTCATCCAGCGCGAGCGCCCGATAGGAGCGATTGAGCAACACGCCGCTTGGCGAGTAGGACGGAAACACGATGGCTCGCCTTTCAGCGTCGCCTTGCACGCGGTAGCGATTCACGATTTCCGGCAGGAGCTTCCGCTCGTTCACCATCCAGTGCATTGCCTTACCGTCCGCGCTGATTGCGGGCTTGTCGTCCTGCGGGCGGGTGTAAGACTTGGCCGGCGCTTCTTCCACGATGCCGAGCCAGCCCTTTGCCTCGGTGATGGCTTGCGGGAGCGAGACGCCCTTGACCGCGCACCAAAGGTCGAGCGCGTCGCCTTTCTGTTCTTGCCCGTTCCAGTCGCACCAGTTCCCGGCGTAGGTGCCGGACAGATGCACGGAAAGGCTTTTGCCGCTTTCGCCATTCACGCCGCCGACGTGCCATGCAGCGCCTTGCTGCCGTCCACCCGGCAAAAGGTAGGTGACGAGGCCGAGCATGTTGCTTGCAAGCCGGGCCGAGACTTCTGCCGCTGAGATTTTCGCTTTCATTCCTCGAAGATTTCCTCCAGTTCACCCGGCGCGCATGGCGGGCGGTTTGCTTCTTCCAACATCCGTTGCAATTCCTCGGCCTGCTCCCATGCAGCTTTGTCACACGCTGCCTTGCGCCGTTCCTGTTCAGCGCGGTCGTCTGCCGTCATTTGACGCGCTGGAGCGGATGCGGTTGAAATTGTTCGCGTGTCCGAAGATGCCCTGTTAAGCCAGTTTGTGAAAAATCGGCGAGTGCATTGCCGTGAATTTGTTTTGCACCACACTTCCGCTTTTGACAGTTCTCGCTTCACGTCCAGATGCCGATACGCCTCTGCCGTTTGAAGTTGTTCCATCCATTCCGAATCACTTGCTGACGGCCTCGGTTTCGAGGCTTTCCCTGTTCCCTGTTCCCTGTTCCCTGTTCCCTGTTCCAGCGGGGATGAGTCGGGGATAGGTAGGGGAACGGTCGGGGATGAGTCGGGGAACGTAGCTAACTCCTTGAGTTTGCTAGTCTTGAACTTGTCTCCCTTTTGGTGTTTCGAGAAATTCACCACATGCCCAACTTCCCTTCCTTCTTGGTCAATTCCGATCCTGATATACCCTATGCCGGACAGCTCCCCGACCGCTCCCCGAATCGTCCCCGAGTCGTCCACGAATGGAAAAAGCGCGGCGCGAATTAGGATCGGGTTGGCGTAGAAATACCCCTCGTCGTCCGCAAGATTCAGCAGGCCGATTGCCATCAGTCGCGTAAAATGTGGCAGTCGAGACAGCGTTTCGTGCGCCCAAAATTCCGGCTTCAAGGTGCGGATTCTCATGCCGCCTCCAATCCGGCCTTGGCCTGCAACGTCCACGTCTCATGCCAGAGCGTGTGACACTCTCGGCAAAGCGCAATCACGTCCTCGGGGTGCTCAAAGCCCCTGCGGTTGTAGTTGGTGTGATGCACGTCTTTTGCGTCCTTCCCGCAAAAGCACTGGTTGAGGTATCGCTTGATCGCGACAAGCCTGACTTCGTTCCAGTGCTCCGTTTGCAGGTATTCGGCGTATGGCATCGAGCGCAGCACAAGCACGCAGATGGCGGCGCTCTTTCCGGCTTCGTCCTTCGGCAAATCCTCCCATGTCAGCTTCTCAACCGGGATTTTCATCCACGGTTCTTTTCCAGTGAATCGGCTTTTCATATTACAAAAAATGCGCCCCCTACTGTGGGACGGAGCGGAGAATTTGCGCGGCCAGCCGAAACTGGTTTTTGCACTCCGCCCCACAATAGAGGGCGCTTGGTTTTTCGGGTTATGTTCATTTGCGCTCACGGTTTTCTCAGGACCGGCCTTTCGGCATCTTCTATCTACAGCATCCCCGCGCCCCTTGCAAGCGCAATCTCGCGCGTGCGCGGGCGTGGCGGGGCGGGGTGGTTCTGTGGCGTGGTCATGCCTTCACCGGGTATGCCGTCCAGTCCACATCGTAGCAGGCTGCCGCGAGCATCTTGGCCAGCGGCTCCGTCGTGTGCGGTCGGTAGCGGCCAATGACGTGAGGCCAGTCCCACACGCGGGCTTCGATGATCGTCCCTGTGTGGTCGAGGCTCCAGCCTAGGCCGCGCGCTTCGAGGTCTGCTATGATGTCGTCAACGGTGGGTGTGCTCATGGCAGCACCTCCGCAAGCGGCACAGCTTTGGCGGTGTGGAGTGGAGGGCCATTCCACACGCTAGAGCTTGGATGATTCTCGCGCTTGGCAACGTCGGCGCGGATCACGCATTGCAGGTCGTAGGCAACCTTGGCGGATTCGGGGACGTGCTGCGAACAGATTCCGTGCGAGGCGGTTGCTGAGTAGCCGAAGATGCGGCGGGTCAGTTCGTCCGTGTATTGCTCGCGGAGTTGCCACGCATCGGGCAACGGCGCTCCGAGCGAGTCCTTCGCATCGGAGAGGGCGTCGGCGAGCGCCCATAGCTGGCCCATTTTCAGGCGTGAGTAACAGTCGAGTGCCGCGATGATAACGCTGGCGTGTTTGTCGGTCAGTTCGAGTTTCATGGTTTTGATTTGCGTTTGGGTTCGTCGGCTGGCCACGGAATGCGGTTGCGCTCGGCCAAAAATTGGCAGGCTTCGAGTTCGTCCGCGCCCTCGGCTACCTTGTCGCGCATCGCAAGCGTCGCCATTGAATACTCATGGGCCAACTCAGTGAATGCCCGGCGCGTGCCGTCCTTCATCGTGATAGTCGCGAAAAAGGCCATCCACGCGTAGCGATGCCCCGCGCCTGTTAGCCGATGCGTGGCGACGCCGTGCGTGCGCTTAAATGTAGCGAGGGCAGTGCTCATGCCTTGGCCCTCAGTATCGCCTCGGCGGTGTCGGCGCGCTGCATGGCAGCGGCGAGGTCTGCCGTGAGTCGTAGATTGACCCCTTTGAGAATGTCATTCAAGCCTCGCGCCGCGTCTCGCT